AGCTTAACTATTAGTTCTAATACTGTTGCGGCACCTACTGTAATAACAACTTCTGCGGCTCATGGTATGGCTACAGATGATTTAGTAGTTATAACCAATAGTAACTCCACTCCTAATATTAATGGTACTTATGAAGTAACTGTCACTGGAACGACAACTTTTACTATTCCTGTAAATGTTACTAGTGCTGGTAGTGCTGGTACTGCTATCCCAATCGTTCTTCATGGACTTACTACAGGTCATAAAGTTGTCATTACTGGGTCGAATTCAACTCCTAGTATCAATGGTACTCACACCGTAACTGTTTTAAGTACAACTACCTTTTCTATTGCAGTGAATGTAACAACAGCTGGTACAGCTGGAACAGTTGTTCCTGAGAAAGTCTATGCATTAGACAACGGACAGATTGGGGATGCTGTTTATTTTGGTATGGATGAGCCTTTTTCGTCTATTCGTTTAAATCTTACTGATGTTTTGAGTTCGTCATCTGCTGGATATTCTGGCACTACTTATGAATATTTTCGAGGGCAGACAACTGATGATTGGTCCACATTAGCGCATGTTGATGAAACTGGTGACTTTACTACTAGTGGATTTGGTGAAATAACTTTTGATAAACCTGTTAATTGGAAAACGTGCCAGCCGGGAATTAAAGACGTTAATGCTACTGATCAAAGTTTCGGTAAGACTGCTTATTATATAAGGGCTAGAATAGGTAGTAATAGCGGTACTCCAGCTACTTCTGCTGCCAAAATAGGGCAAGGATTTGTTGGGCCTAATTTTTGGCATCCAGGCATGGAAGTTGGGACTATCTCTGGAGTAGACTCAGTTAGACATTCAGATCCAGCTACTTATGGTTTGAATTTGTCAGAAGATGAGAATGATGGTGATCAAACTCATGTAATTTCATCTTATTCTTTAAACGATAAGCCCATTGAATTCGTTAATAAAGTAAGTGTTAGAGGACGTAGTGGTGCATATGGCGTGGCGGAGGATGCCACTAGTATTGCATCTTATGGATTAGTTAAGGAACGTTTGGTTGATGATTCATCTTTAAGTAATTCGGTGCAATGTGAGACTAGAGCACGTGCACTTCTAGAGCAATTTAAGCCTGGAGCTACAAGTACTTTTAGGGAATGTAAGATTAGAATTAGTAAGTCTCCTGTATATTCATTATTAAAACGTCCTTTGTTTTTAAGAGCAGGTGATAGAGTTAATGTATCTATTTCCCAAGAAGGAATCACAAATGAAGTATGGTTGGTTTATTCTGTTCATTGTAAATATGGACAAAATGCTGGCTGGGAATGTGATTTAACTTTATTCAGAGATATGACTACTGTTTTTGAGTCTGGATCTGCAGAACGTAGACTTCTTAGGGACCTAGTGGCGAGGTCTAGAGAGACTGCTAATGCTGTATTTCAACCATTAGATAAAGCTGTTGTTGATGGGTTGGATTTTCTACCAGAAGGGCCAGGACGTTTTGTTGGTCGAGAAGAATTTGGTCCAGTCGGTACTTCATTAGATATCTATAATCAAGGTGGCAGCACTGTAGGTAATTACACTGGTGAATTTTGGTGGACTAAGAAATTATATTCTAACCATAATACAAGAGAAACAGTTTCTAAAGATCTCATGCGAGTAGATCTTTCTGGTCTTCATCCTGATGAAGGTGGTGTTTCTACTGGGGGAGCAGGATTAGGATTTATTGCTAGGGATAAGAATGGTGGTAGTGGTACTGCAGATATTCATCCTGGGACGGATGAAGGTGTTCTTTATCTTAGAAATGCAGCAACGTCTACTGAAGGTTCTGGTCTATATTTAGCACATAGGGATATTTTCAATAGTGGTTCTACTTATGACGAATGGACCACGGATACTCCTAAGATTCAAGCAGAAGTTATGACTGGCATCACTGGTTTTGTAAGTCATCTAGATTTGGATAATTCTGGTCGAGTTACTATTAATTTGCCAAAGTTGGATTCTATACCTTTAGTATTTGTTCAACTATGTAGTGATGAGAGAGGTATTGATGTCGGTAATGGACAACTGCAATATGGGAATTCAATAGTTCAAGTTTCCAATTGGATAGTTGATGGTCAGAATAAATACACAGCCGTTACATTCCAGGTATGGCGATTACCTAATAATAATGTCACTGGGAGTGGTAAACACACCATAACGGCTATTTCAGCTGCTAATCCCACTGTGATTACTACTACAAGTAATTTACCTAATGGAAGGGCTGTATGGATTGCACAATCTAATTCCACGCCAGTAATTGATGGGTTATATTATGTCTCAAATAAGGCTGGAAGCAGTCCATATACTTATACGTTGACTGCTTTCGCTAATACCTCTTTCCCGATTAACGTTACTGGGGCTGGAACTGACGGAATTATTATGTCTATAGCGCATGCCCATAATGAAGAAGACACTGCTCAAGTTTGGAATGATGCAACCACTGATTATGGTTATGGTATAGGTATTATGTATGCCGTGATTTTTAACTCTAGTAAAAATACGGTTGGATTAAATGATCACTTTAGTCAACATCATATTGACCACGTCACATAAGAGGTAGAATTTATGTCGAGTCCCTTTATAAAAAATCCAGAATATGATTTCATGACTGATGTAGCTAGAGGTAGTGATACTTCTAATTTAACGGTATACTATGTCACCCATGACTCTAGGTCATATACCATCGTAGCTACTAATTATGAAGAAGCTTTAGCTGTAGCAGGCTTCGCAGCGGAAGATACGACTAAGTATGATGAGAGCGTTTACTGACTAAAAAGTGGTTTCCTGAATAGCTTGACTTGGCTAGTGAGATTTGCTACAATACTCTTCTAGCGATAAAAAAGAAGGGAGAGTATGCAACCCGAAGAAATAGAACGCACGTTAATAAGTTCATTAAAAACACCAGAACATCTAAATATCCTAAGACAAAAATATCGGTTATCTCCTCGGCACTTCCCCTATTACACTGACGAAGCTCAGTTCATTTGGGACTACATCGAGAAACAGGGTACGGCACCAGATTTCAATCTGATTGCTGCCACATTCCCTAAATTCAAGTATACCCCCACGGATTCTTTTGACTATATAGCCGAGGTCTTTCGCAAAGATTTTGTACGGCGTGGTATCTACACGACTATTGAAGGCCATGAAACCACTATTGGTAAGGATAGCGAAGCTGCTCTTGTCGGTATAATTCATCAACTTCAAAATTTACAACGTCATGATGATATGAGTAGGGTGGTAATCGACTCGGAAGCTATGAATAGGTTCGATGCCTATAAAAATAGAGCCGATGGTATTGCTAATCAACGTTTGTGGTGGGGAATCGAGCCGTTTGATAACTATCCTGTAATGATGTTACGTGGTCAGATGGTTGGTGTGATTGCCGATACTAAAGTAGGAAAATCTTGGCTAGGGTTAAAGATTGCTCTAACTAATTATCTACGTGGTAATAAGATAGTTATTGTGTCTCCAGAGCTAAATAGAACCCTTATGGAAGCACGTGTAGATACCATATTAGCTTATGATTCCGGTTTCCCAATTTCACATGAGAAGTTGTTATACGGTGTACCGGGTATTGAAGAGAATTACCAGAAATATCTGGATACCATTGATAAGTCAAACTTGATATTCTATTTAAATACTCCATCGGATAAATTTACGGTATCTTCAGTAGCGTCAATAGTAAAAACAGATAAACCAGATTTAGTTCTTATTGATGGCATATATCTCATGCAAGATGAAGAACATGGTTCCCAGTCATGGGAGCAGATTAGGAATATTTGTCGAGGTCTAAAGACACTATCAACGGAAGCAAACGTAGTGTTACTGGTTACAAATCAAACAAGTAGGCAAAGAGAGTCCAATGAAAGTAATTCAGTCTTACCTCAGGCGAATTCGGTGGCCTATGGGTACGATTTCAATAGGTTTGTTGACGTTCTGGTTTCAATCGGTGGCTCTAGGGCTACTCCTAATGTTAGGGAGGTCGCTATCCCTCTTATCCGTAGCGGTAGGGCAGTTGTGGGGGCTTATCCGATTTCTTTCGACACCGATACGGGTGATATTGGCAGTACCGTTGGCGAGGTTCCTCCAATGTCTATGGCTGGTTTCAATATTTAGTCTGTACATAACTGTAAATGCTGGATTTGCATATGGTGGGTACCTATTGAGTAGTTATTCTATGTATTTGGGTATTTGGTCTGGAGTCCTAGCATTTACGTTATTTACCAGTATTGTCCTTTTTATAACTTTAAGAGTTTTACAGCAACTTAAGACATAATTGAATACGATAGCTGAATTTTTACAAGAATGCGGATTTGTTATCACTAGAACTTATGGTGATGAGATAGTAGCGTATTGTCCGTGGCATAGTGACCGTACAGCTAGTTTAGCTATCAATCCCAAAAAGGGTTGGCACTGTTTTGCAGGGTGTGGTAAGGGAAGAAGTATTAAGACATTATTAGAGAAATTGGAGCCTACCAAGAATCTATATCAACTGTTCTTAGACAGATTTCCTGCTTATTTTATTAAAGAGTATGATTCTAGGAAAGAAACTAGTCCTAATAATGAAACTAAATATGATATAGACGAATTGCCATCAGCGATAGATAATCCTTATCTGATACAACGAGGAATCACCAATCAAACAATTAATGATTTTAATATTAAATATCATATAGCCTTTAAGAGTATCGTGGTACCAATCTATCAACACGGTAACTTAGTTGGTAGTGTTCAACGGAATCTATCCGGCAATCCGAAGTACGTAAATAGTTCGGGTTTCGATAGAGATCAGACGTTATTTCCTTTGGATAAAGTTCAACCCGTCGATGGTAAAGTCATTGTGGTTGAAGGTTTATTTGACTCAATTAAAGCGCACCAAGAGGGGGTGATACAGACAGTATGCACATTCGGTGGTTATGTTTCTCATGAACAGGCAACGCTTTTAGGCTCTTTAGCTAGTACTATAGTCATATGTCCTGATAAGGATCCTAGTGGCCTTAAAATGGCTCACAAGACGACAGGGATACTAATGAAGCTGGGTTTGAGAGTAGAGTATACATTTGCACCGGGACGAGCCAAAGATTTTGGCGATTTAGAAGATTTTTCAGGGTTAGAATATCATTCGTATTGGAAACTCAAGGCACTAAATAAAGATATAAATTATATGATGGAGCGTTCTTAAAATGCCACTAATAAGTAAGGGTATGTACAATCAAAATTTCAACTCGGATTCAGGTTCTAGTGACCTACGTAATCCTAAGTCAATCTGGCGTAATACAGTTAGGATTAGACCTGGAGAGCATGCAGTTATCCGTTTCGTAACAGATTTCGCTAATGGTGATATGTCTAGATTTCATGCTCTTCCTGGTATGACTGCCAAAGGGCAGCAGTTTACTACATATGAATATTGTTCACGGTTAAATGTTAATGAAAGTGGGCCTGTTATCTCTACGCCCTGTGAACATTGTATGTCTGGTGATGAAAAAATCGCTAAATCTACTTCTCGTTACCTTGCATGGGTATTTCATTACGGCACCTTTCATGCAGATCAAAATCCGTTTCTAGACCGTGATGGACAGGTACCTTGGGATCAGGTGAAGTTAGGTAATCGGACATATTTCCGTGAAGTGGTGAAGAAGCCACAGTTATTGAATACGTCCTTTACTTTATTTAAGAATATTGAAGAAAAGTATGAACGTTATTCTAGTCTTTTGGGACGTAATTTTGATTACAGTTCTAGTAGACCAGCTAATATTACCCAGTATTCAATAGAATTGTCGGACACAGCGGTTACCGATGATTATTCGCAAGAGATATTGGATATGGAAAAGGACTTACCTGACCTAGAACTTATAGCGGCTAAATTGATTGTTGAAGTTGATTTAGTATCACTTGAGTCCGAAAAGGAAGGCTTGAGTAAACAAGATGCAGATGATGCCTTTGCAAATATGGCTAATATGAATGTAGAGGAACTGTGATGTCAAAAGTTACTGTAGAGCTAGGTTTAACACTTAAATTGGCAACGGGTGGCGGATTTAATTTTATCCGCCCATCCATAACAATAAAGGATATAGATACAGAGCAAGAGGCTGGGCCTCAAATTGAACGTGCTTTGGAAGTGGTGCATGAGGCGTGGGCTAAAGTTGAAGAGTCTATGTCCAAGATAATTACCGAATCTGATGTATCAGAGAATGAATCATTGTTAGTTGAACTGGGTAGGCGTATGACTACCATGGAACAACAATTAGCTACTGTATCTAATGGTAAGGATAGAACAGGTTTTTAATGGTAACGGTTATCCGTAGTGATTTAGAGCGGAAGTTGACCACAATCACTTCCGCTTTAAGTTCTAATTCATCATATCCATTGCTTGGTGCTAATGCTCAAGGACAATTGAGTTTTTGGCAAGATAGTTACATGCCTATTTGGGATGGGGTACAAACAGAGGGAGATGACGAATTTACTTTCTCTGTAGACCCATCAGTATTTCGTACTATAGTAAGTGGATTTAAAAGCGTAGTTATTGATATAAAGGTTAACACCAAGGGAGCCGTTGTTATTACTTCCGGTAAGTCTAGAGTAGTAGTCCCATATTGTGACGGCCCTTATGATGAGATTCCTGAGTCTCCTAAGATGGAAGTAAGTTGTACTGTAGGAAGAGATTTTCTTCGTGCTTTATCTAAGTCTAAAGATTTCGTTTCTAAGACTTCTGAGAATGTGGGACTGACTTATTGCTACCTGGGTAATAAAGATGGTAAGTTTTTTATCTCTGGAGCGGGAGCTATCTATCAGTATGCGACGAAGGTGCCATTTTCGGGAGAAACTTTATCTGAAATTGTTATGCCGCCAGAGTATGCCTCGGTGGTAAGTAGATTATTTTCAAGTACAGATATACAGATAGGACTTTCAAACCAGCAACAACTTATTATGTCTGATGGCCCTACGTTAATCTCTACACGTATTTCTAGTGAGAAGTATCCGTCTACTGTTTATACTTTAACTGAAACTGAGGGTGAACTTTTATTCACCGCCAATAAATTACGGTTATTAGAGACTTTTAGATTAGCCAATCAAACTACTAAAGAAGATATGGTTGGTATCAGTGGCACCAGTGATGGTTTAGATATATACATACCTAAAGCTGTTATTGAAGCAGAGTTGGTAATTGAAGATGTGGAGATAGTTAAAGAGTTCGCTCGTACTTATTTCTCTTTACCATTTTTAATCAAATGTATATCTGCTTTTGAAGAAGAAACAATCAACGTGGAAATTTTATCTCAATGTAATGGAGCTTTTCGAATTGGTACAGGCACAGAAGAATTTACCATCCTACAGTCTATTCAATACGACGAACCTTGATGATGTTAGAGATTCAATCTTAAGCAGCAGAGATGATTTTGTTGCTGTCGATACTGAAACGACAGGATTGGATTGGACTATTGATAGGGCGTTTGGTGTCTCTCTAGCATGGGATGATTACGGCATATTTATTCGTAATACGGATTTTGGGGCAGATAATATTGGTAGACTGATGAACGCTTTGTTCTCATCTACTGAGAAGACGTTTGTTTTTCATAATGCTGAGTTTGACTTGCATATGATGAAAGTCACGTATGGTACTAATTTCCCAATTTCTCTTTTAGATACGATGCGTCTGTCCTATGTTGATAATCCAAGTTCTAAGCATGGTTTAAAAGAACTTGGAGAGATAGTGTTTGGGGCTGCTGCAGGGGCCGCAGAAGATGTAATTAAAGAATATATCCATAAATATAGATTAAAAGGTTATCATCAAGTTCCATCAGAATTTATGGATCCTTATGCTGTATTAGACACTGTTCTTACGAAAGCATTAGCTCATATTTATATGGATGTTCCAAGATCTTCGGAAGAACGTCAAATCACTAAGATAGAGCATGACTTAATTCCTGTAATTTTTAAAATGGAAGACATTGGTATACGTATTAATACAGAATATGTTAATACATTGATAAAAGAATATCGTGTGGAACAACGAGCTATTCAAGATAAACTTTATCAGATTGTAGGATTTCCTCTGGAGGTTAATTCAAATCAGCAATTAGCTTCTTATCTTTATGATACGTTAAAGATAAAACCTGCTAAATTGACTGAGACTGGACAACGAAGTGTTGATTCGAAGACTTTAGAAAAAATTAAGCATCCGGTTGGTACTCCAGTAGTAGAATTAGTACTGCGTAACCGTAATTTAACTAAGTGGTCTAGTACATTTCTGGAGCCATATAAAGATATTCAAGGTCGAATTCATCCTCATTGGAATGCTATGGGTGCTGGTACTGGGAGATTTAGTAGCAGTTCTCCAAATATGCAGAATGTGCCTAAACCTTTAAGGCGTACTTTTATTCCTGATAATGAGTTTTTTGACTTTGATTACTCTCAGATTGAATTGCGTATAGCGTCCTCTCTTTCTAATCAACGCAATATGGTTCAGGCGTTTAAAAATGGCGAAGATTTGCATGCTACAACAGCATCTTTAGTTTTTCAAAAGGAATTGAGTGAAGTTACTAAAGAGGATCGTCGCATTGGAAAAACTTTGAATTTTGCAACCCTTTATGGGGCTGGTGTTGGTAAATTATCGGGTGATTTAGAGTTATCTAAAGCACAAGCTGGAGTGCTGTTAAATCATTTACATACAGCCTATCCACAATTAAAAGCTCAAACATACTATTGTAAACTTGCAGCGGAAAGAGATGGGTATATTGAAACAGCGTTTAAACGTAAGTTACCTATTGAAGCGGGTGAAGAATTTAAGGCGTTTAATTATATGATTCAAGGTACTGCAGCAGACTTGATGAAACTTACTTTATTACGTACTGCTGAGTATGTAGAATCAGTAGGTGGAACGATTACTAATTGTGTTCATGATGAGATTGTCTTTGATAATCTTGAAGAAACCGCTATTAAAGATCTTCGACAGATTATGGAAAATTTCACCTTAAAAGGGGACGTGCCAGTGGTGGTTGATTTTCAAAGGTCTAAAGAATCTTGGGGAGATTTAATTGATGGATAATGGTATATCTTCAATTGTTAATATTATTAACAAACAGTTAAAAACTAATCTTGTAGTTGGGGATGATGACGCATTAGATACGATTCGTATCCCTACCGGGATGCCAGCATTAGATAATATGTTAGGTGGCGGTGTGCCACGACAAGCTGTAACAGAGCTATTTGGTTACCAGTCTTCTGGCAAAACTTACATTAGTCAACGTATTATTGCTCATGCTCAAACATTAGGGTATACCTGTGGTTTTATTGATGCTGAATTCTCGTATGATCCCGTTTGGTCATCCAATGTTGGCATTAGTACTAAAGATTTGATAGTATCTCGTCCTGATACTGGAGAACGTGCTTTAGATATTCTGCTGGCATTATGTGAACAAGGTGTGGACTTAGTTGTTCTGGATTCTATAGCGGCTCTATTGCCTACGGCAGAAGCAAAAGAAGGCATGGACCATCTAAGCATCGGTCTACAAGCTAGACTAATGAATCAGTTATTTCGAAAGTTGGCTCCTTCTAATGAGAAGACAGCGGTGATACTGATTAACCAGATTAGGGCAGGTATTGGCGGGTATATAACTCGTGATGCTCTTCCAGGCGGTAAAGGACAGGAATTCTTCTCACGAATTATGATTCGTGTTAGGAAGGGCGAAACCATTGGTGACCAAAAAAGTCCACAAGGGTTTTTTATAGAAATGAAAGCAGAGAAGAATAAAACTTATACTCCTTTGTTGACTTCTAGTGTACCCTTCTATTACACAGGTTTACCCGATCCTGTATATGAAGCCTTTATGATGGCCTCAGATTTGGGCATAGTTCTTCGTAATGGGCCTCAGTATTCGTATCTAGATAAAACAACAGGCGAAATCCTACATAAGGCTTTAGGTAAAGAGAAATTTTTACAGTTGATGAAAGACAATGATGGCCTTAGAACGTCCATTGAAGAGGAAATAAGGAGTGCGGCATGACCACAGTAAGGACTTTAGCAGAAGATTTACATAATATCTTGCAATCTTTTGGGAGTATGTTAGAGGGTGTTTATCATATAGATGAGGATTTAGCGGCTGAGATGGCTGATAAGTTTTCTGCTCGGCTTCATGAGACTGCCAGGGCTATTTATGCCGACATGACTGCTGAGATTAGTGAAGGTTTAAAGAAACCTCCTAAGAAACGGAAGCGGCGTAATAAGGTTGTTGAAGCGGAGAGTCTGGAGCAACCTGATCGGGCTATTGGTGCTGAAGAATTACCGGAGCAAGAGAGTACTCTTCTTAATGTTATGGATGCCGGTGATGTAGATTTGTTAGCAGAGCGGTTATTACAAACTGAACGAATAACTTCTCGTGCAGGTGGGCCAAATACGTCTAGTTGGGATACCGATAATCCTACTATGCGACGTATAGGTAAATGAGGCCAGAGCCTCGTAAAAAGGATACTCCTGAACAATTTATGATGGCAGAATGGGTTCGTGAGGCAGGTTTCGGGAGTATCCTAGAGCAAGATTTTGAACCATACGTAGTGGATATATACATTCCAGACTTATTATTAGCATTGGAGATTGATGGGCCTTACCATATGAAACGGCACGATGCAGTTAGGGATGAATACATACGGGACAATTATCAGATAGAGATATGGAGATTTCCGTTAAAAGAGGTGCGACAGTCATTTAAAAACGAGTTTATTACTCAATTAATAATATATGCAGAGGAGCAAATAAATGCCTAAACTTAGTCAATTACTTAAAGATAGAGAAAAACATTGGATTGAATCGGCCTTTGATAATTATGATTTAACGCAGCAACGAGATTCATATAAACGTACACATTTTAGTCCTTCGCAAGCTCATTTATGTCCACGAGCCTTGTATTACTACATGTTAGGATATGATCAAGATCCTATACCGTCTCAAAGTCTTCGTCGTATGGGTATCGGTACCGTTTTCCATGAGTTTATTGAGAAGAAATTAATTGAAACTGGTCTAATGGTATCGTCGGAGCAAGAGGTTACTTATGAGGACCCACTTATCCGTGGCTTTTACGATGCTATCATTAAACGTCCTGTAGATGATAAAGAAGTTCTGTTAGAACTGAAAAGTATGGCAGAACCTAAAAATCCTAAGTATGCTCAATATCTCCCTCGACATGATCATCTGATTCAGTGGAATTTATACTCGTTGATGACCGGGATTAATGAGGGAATCATTTTCTATATAAATAAGAATAATCAGGAATACATTATCTGTGAGACAGAGCGTAATGATTCTATTATTGATACTACTTTAGAAAAATTTAGACAAGTAAAAGAGTATCTAGATAAGGGTGAATTCTATCCGTATCAACCAGAGTGGAAACATGACTGGTGTAATTATCGTAAGACTTGTGAAAAAGATTATTTTATAAAAGGAATGTAACATGGTTAAAGTATCTGTATTTTTACAAAAGACAGCAGAATTACATAATATCGATTTACAGTATCCTGTACCAGAGTATCCTGAAGGGGGCCATTCCTATAAATTTCCTATGAATGCAGACCGTCTTAGTGACGGGCAAATAGAGGAATGGTTACTGTTTTTTGGTGCATGGCGAGGATATTTGTCACATAAGATTGCTAGTTTAGACAGTCAGCATACAATCTTGTCCGAAGGTTTTGATGTCATGCTATCTATTAAGATAGCTGAGTTAGAAAAACAATCTGATAAACGTTTACTTAAAGATTCATTGAAAGGTCTAGCATTGTCTGAAGATGATCAGCTTGAAAGTCTTAGGGTTCGTGTTATTGGACTCTCTGCCGAGTTGAAATTGCTTAAAGGTAGACTCAGTCTTTATGAATCTCAATTTGAAACGATTAGTCGGTTGGTAACCAGGAGAGGTCAAGAACGTTTTAAGATATGAGTGTTTATGGACTTGATTTAAGCACTTCGAAAATAGCCATTGCAAACCTTTCCTTAGAAGGTTTTGACGTGGTAGAATTAACCTTTAAATCTAAATCTTGGGAAACTAGGTTAAAAGGATTATACGAACAATTTCGTCCATGGGTTAAAGAACATGTCACTCCAGACGACCTTGTTTGTATTGAAGATATCCCATTAGTTCAGAACCGTCAGTCTCTCATTAAACTGGTTCATGTATTAGCTATGTGTCGTGTTGTATTTATGCATCACGATATAGATGTCTTTACTGTAAATGTGAAGACCTGGAAGAAGGATGTTATCGGTGACGGCGGGGCAGATAAGGATAAGGTGAAGGCGATGGCTATAAAGATTTTAGGAAATGATGTCAGTAAACTATCTCAAGATTCAATCGATGCCTTAATGATAGCTAAGTGGGGTCAATTACGTGTCACGTAATCTATTGGGACATTCGCAGTTATATAACTGTTAATTAACGGTTTCGGGTTTGTGGATCTGAGGCACCGAAACCGTTTTTATTTTGTAAAAGGAAGTGGGAATTGTGAAAGCAGCGACGTTTAATCTAACGGATAATGCCTTGAAGATATTAGAACGTAGGTATTATCTAAAAGATGAGGAAGGTAGTCCTATTGAGGACGCTGAAGGAATGTTTACTAGAGTTGCTCGTACTATATCTGAAGTAGAGTATAAGTATGGGGCTAGTGATGATGATGTTCAAACATTAGAACGTGAATTTTTTGATTTAATGTGGAATTTGGATTTTATTCCAAACAGTCCGACGTTAATGAATGCTGGTACAGGCGAAGGGACGATGTCTGCGTGTTATGTAATGGATATACCAGATAGCATGGAAGACATAATGCGTGTTGCTCATGACCAAGCGATGATAGAGAAGTTTGGTGGTGGCATCGGTTTTAGTCTTTCTGCTTTGCGTCCTAAAGGTCAGGTAATAGCTACCACTCAGGGTAAGGCTTGTGGGCCTATCAATGTGTTACGAGTACTTTCTCAAGTAGGTACTATGATTACGCAAGGCGGGAAACGTGATGGCGCACATATGGCTATTATGGAAGTTTATCACCCCGATATTGAAGAATTTATTCATTGTAAGAATATTGAGGGTCAAATTTCTAATTTCAATATATCTATTGGGGCTGATAGTACTTTTATGGCTTCTGTCCGTGAAGACCGTTATGTCCGGTTAGCGTGGCCTTTAGACCGTACTTCTTATGAATTCCCAGTTGAAGGTATGGATGGACGTTTTATAAGGGCTAAAGAGCTTTACAGTGAGATTATCAAGGGTGCATGGTTAAATGGCGAACCTGGAATGGTATGGTTAGACCGTATTAATAAAGATAATACTACTCCTGCTCTAGGTACTATCAATGCTACTAATCCTTGTGGAGAACAACCTTTACTTTCAGGTGAGTCTTGTAATCTAGGCAGTATAAATGTTGGTAAGTTTGTTATTAACGATTCTTTTGATGAAACACGTTTTGCGAAAGTTGTTTCTACTTGTGTGCATTTTTTAGATAATGTTGTAGATGCTAATCAACATCCTACGGAATACACTACTTCGATGAATCAGGCTACTCGTAAGATTGGTTTAGGTATCATGGGTTTTGCTGATTTATTGGTTCGTACTAATACTCCTTATGATAGTGATGAAGCAATTACGCTGGCAGATCGTATAGGTTTTTTGCTACAACAGCATGCAGACCAGACTTCTAGGGTTATTGGCTCTCAGAAAGGAAGCTTCCCGGCTTTTGTCGATTCTCCACTGAATAAAGCTAATGGTGGTAAATGGGAAGCTATGCGTAATGCGTGGCGATTATCTTTGGCTCCTACTGGAACTATCAGTATGATTGCCAACTGCTCCAGTGGAATTGAGCCATTGTTTGCATTGGCGTATAAGAAGCATAATATGTCAGCTGCTTTAGAGAATATGGAACTTTTTTATATCAATGAGGATTTAAAAGATCGTCTAAACATGTCGGAATCAGAAATCATTGATTATCTACATGAAGGGCATAGTATTGATGGGTTAATGGATAAGACTCTTCAAGAAGTTTTTGTTACCAGTGATGAGATTAATTACGGTAATCACATTAAGATGCAAGCCACTTTTCAAAAGTATGTAGATTCTGGTATCTCTAAGACTATTAATCTTCCTACTGAAGCGACAGAAGCTGATATCTCGATTGCTTATGATCAAGCATGGGAAGCGGATTGCAAAGGGATAACTGTATATCGACGTGGTTCTAGAGAACGAGAAGTTTTAGTTTCTACTGTTGCTCCTTCTAGTAATCCTAATGAGGTTTCTGTACCTACCACTTTGGTAGGTAAAACTACCGCTATGCCTACAGGTCACGGTAAGATGCGTGTAACGGTAAATTATGATAAGGATCAAGTACATGAAGTTCTTGTTTTAACAGGTAAAACAGGTAAATGTAATGCAGCGGATACTGAGGCTATGGGACGGTTAATCTCAACTGCTCTTCAGTATGGAGTACCTGTAGAAGTTATTACAAAACAATTGTTGGGAATTACTTGCTGTCCGGTATGGAATAACGGTAAAATGGTATTGTCGTTAGCAGACGGGATAGGTCAGGTATTAGCAGAGTCGAGTGGGGTATCTATTCACGCTAATGGACATGGAGATGCCACTACATTGGAAAACTTCAAAGAGATAGTAGTTGGTGGTCCTCGATGTCCTGAATGTGGCAGTGTGCTTTCTATGGCAGAAGGGTGCGCTTCGTGTGTGGAATGCGAATACTCCCGTTGTGGGTAAAGACGCATCTGCGCTGTAATTACCATACCATCATGATTGTTGGTATGGTAACGGCAGCGATTTCTGATTTATTGATTGCTATTGCTGTTTGGATTCTGGTTTTATATACACTAAAGTGAGGGAGAAATTATGACACGTAGAACAGAGATCAAGCGATTGTGGGATGTTTTAATGATATTGAAGCAGCAAGAAGGACTAGATAAGCAACACGGGCCGTTTCCACCTCCAGCTGGGAGAAAAGCAACTCCTTTTGAGGCAGCAAAAGAAGGTTCGTTGTGGACAACATCACCTGACGTTCCTTGGGACAGTGCAACTGGTAAAGGTTATTCTACTGCGGCTGGGGGTTCAGCGAGGGCATATCAGGTTCCCGAAGGACCTTCAGCAGCCTATCCGAAGGTGTGGGGAACTAGTCCAGGCAAGTCGAAGTACATAAAGCCAAAGCCAGAGGAAACGGTTACTTCCTCAGATCTTCCTGAAGTAGATATGCCGTCTGAGCCTTCTGTTTCTGATACTCATAAGAGACAGATAGCAGGTGACCCATACCTTCAATGGCGGAAAAAGCAAGATATTATGCCCACGGTGCATGAGCAACATGAGCGACAACTAGCAAAAGATCCGTTTGTTCAGGCAGTTCGTAGTAAGGGCGGCGGGGGCAGACCAGCACCAAAACTGGATTCACAATTACCGTTAGCATTATCCTCAGTAAAGAAAAGCAATGAGTCTAAGGTCTTGCGAATTTTTAAAAAATATGGTTTTTAAGTGCCTATCTCTCTATCAAAATTAACAGCTTTAGAAGCTGCCTTGGAGTATCTTATCAAAGCTACTCCAGGGGAGAGCCTTGAGTATCTTAACCCTGGTGAAAAACCTCCAGGGGAGACTCCAGTACGTACTACCCAACGTGGTGCCAGAGGATATTACCCTTCTGAGGTTGCTGGAGGGGAAGAAGAAGCTGCAGCCCCACGGGAAGCAGAACCCACAGAAGAACGAGAAATAGAGGCTGTACAGGCTCCTGAAGCTAAAACTAAAGCACTTTCTGAATACCCTAAAAGAATATTTGACCATGCTACAGAACAATATCTTCGTGTGATAGTTCCTGATAATCCTGACGTACATGGTGTAGAACCTGGCATACACTCATTAAAGCAACCGCAGGGAGCACCTGTGCGTGGTAAGCCAATATCAATCTATGATTCTAAAATTCCAGAAACTGTCTATCATATGACTACTAATGCTCCAGCAGTAAGAGCATCTAAAAAGTTAATTGCTGGTGGTGTTGGAGGATTGGGTGGTGATACTAACGATCAGATTATTTCTTTAACTATTAATAAAGAGATTGCGTATCAATTAGCGGAAGACACTAAACTTGCTTCTGAAATTAGTCGTATGGGGGGTGGAGAACACAGGACTCCAGAACGTACAGAAGCATCAAAAGCAATACTTAAACGTTTAAACCAAGAGATGGAAAAAGAGGGGTGGCATAGTGAGATATTCAGTCGCTACTCTGATGACCATTATGAGTATATGCATGAAGGTTATAATGCTAAAGAGTGGCTTGCTCAGTATTTTACTTTTAGGGCAAGAGAGACAGCAAATTTAGGTAAAGAAAAACTTAATCCGTTATTTTTCACTGACCCAGAAGATTTAGCTAAAATAAATCCTGAAAATGTTGATGTAATTGAGATTCCTAAATCAGCCCTTCGTACTGGGGCTATGATTACTGATTTTGATTTAGATAATCGATATGGCTTACAAGAGATACGAATATATGGTGATATTGGTGTTTCAGAAGCTGTACAGGCTCCAGAAGCTAAACCTGAACTTAGCCCACCATTTGGTTCAACATTAGTCGAAGGTTATGTCCGTGATACCGAAACTGGGAGAATGAGGGTAGTTCCACGTACTCCTTCAGGTGAAGCCCCAACTCGTCTATATCGTGTTATGGATAAGGGAGAATATGATGATGCTGTAGGGCAAGGAGAACTTAAACCAGCACTTAAAGGTGATGGAAGAATATTTGCTGCTGGCGAACCTAGTCTTCAGTATGCAGAACCAAAACCTACTGTTCTACTTGCAATTGAGTATTCGGATGATGATGGTTGGGCAGCTAGATCTGGTGCTGCAGGAGAGGTGACAGCAGCAACTTATGATTCGATTCCTATATCTAAAATAACAGTACTAGCTGAAGGAGCTAATGGCGGAGAATTAAGAGATAACTATAATTTAATAACAGATAATCTTTCTAAGCTTTTACTTGATACAGTTACTTCAGCTGATGATTCTATTCGTATTGGTAATCTAAACATTCCTATTGAAGTGGCTACTGATCCTGCTTCTGGTCTTTCGGGGCGGGATAGGTTGGCTCCAAATACTGGGATGTTGTTTATTTTTGATAAGTCTCCTGTCATAACTATGAAGGGTATGAAATTTCCTTTAGATATTGTTTGGATGGCTGATAATAAGGTTGTAGATTTAACTGAAAACGCTTTAGTACCTGTCTTGGAAAGTGCATCTTTGTATACTCCTAAAAAACATGCGACTACTGCTTTAGAGATTAATGGTGGTGAGGTTCAAACATTAGGTATTAAGATTGGTGATTCTGTAGATAAAGTTGGTAATACTCACTCTAATCTTTCTAAGTTGTTGGTACTTGAAACTGCTTTAGAGTATTTCATTAAAGCTGAAGCAGGGGAACGACTTGAATACTTATCTCCAGGTGAGAAGGCTCCTGGCGATACTCGTATCCATACTACTGCAAGAGGCGCACGTGGGTATTACCCCTCTGAAGTAGTTGGAGGAGAAAAAGAAACTGAAGAACCATCTGAGTTAGAACCCGAAGAAGAACGGGAGATACAAGTTGTATCTCCAGAATCTTTATCTGAAGAAGACCAGCAACCATTATCTGAAGAAGACCAACGGCGACAGGACTATCATGAGATGGAAGGCACTCTTCAGAAATTTAATGAAGAAGGAAAGGGTTATGTTAAACGTCTTTTAGCTGGCACTCAATTTGAGTACTTGAAGGAATCCGAGAGAAGTCTTCAGACGGCAGAAGACGTTATAAATTGGGCAACTGACGGAATAATGCAACCGATGGATTATTTTGAGCAGTTAATGGAATTAATGGATGTAATTCCGATTCAAGATTTAGAGCCTTTTTATGATGCTCTATCGGAAATGGCTGCAGAGGCTGAAGAGGTGGTTAAATTACGACCTGATAAAGATGTAGGTACTTTAGAAGAGCAACTTAAAGAACATAAACAACATAAAATTGATATCAGTAATACTCCATCCGCCATTATTAATGCTGAGTATAATCTCAAACGTCAATATGCTTATTTCGTTGAAAATTTACTACCACGTTTACAAGCTTTACCGAAAGGCAATGATAATCCTTTAATAAGAAAGATTCTTGTAGATGCTGTTGAAGGAACTCAGCTTCACCAGGATTTACCCGATTCACTAGTGTCTGCATTAATACAAATGGCCCCTTCTAGTCTTCTACGAGAATGGTATGACTTTCATGAAGGAAAGAGGTTATCTACATCTACGATAGAGCCTCAAGAGAGTATGTTCCATGTGATGGAGAAACCTTCTAATCTGTTACAAAATCATACAGTACAAATGATTGCTTTACAAAGACTTAAACGTCTAACTTATTTTCCTGATGGTGCTAGTACTCAATTTCAAGAAAAGGCATCTCGTATTGATGATTTAAAAGAAGATGAGAGATTACTACCTCCATTAGAAGATTGGCCTAAGAAATTTCAAAACCTTATGAAGAATATATGGAGGAAAGAGAATCCAACTACTCTAATGGTTAAGCTTATAGATGAACTATACAAGTCTACTCCGTATGGTTTATTTCATTTTGAGTCTAAAAGTGAATGGGAAGAAGGATCATCGGAGCCACTTGCTGGTGTTTTAAAAGAGTCGGCAAGTCGGATTTTAGATGGTCCAATTGTTTTTCATAACGAGATGGTTGGGGATGAGTACTCAGCTGAAATGATTCACGCAGGAATAGAATCGGTGTATGAAGTTTATCAAAATCACTTTCCTAGTAAAGAGTTCGTTGATCAATATCTGAAGGTTCAAAAACAGGTAACTTATGAATTATTAGATATGGCTTTTCCCGATATTGATGACTTTGAACTTTTTCGTGGTTTGGGGCATAGAGGTGTAAGTAAAGAACTTGAAAATCTAGCTAGAGATCAAGCTGAGTGGGATCAAGCCTCTCGTGAAGAGGAAGCAGCTGATGAAGATGAGGAGGAAGAAGAGGACGAATTCTTTGATCCAGATGCTCCCGTTCCTGATTTTGATAAACTCTTTTCAAATGTAAGTGGTCTGTTTGACGAGAATCCACTTACTAGTTGGAGTTTAGATTATCATGCTGCTTCTGCCAATTTTGCACGAGATAGGGGTGATGATGGAGTAGTTCTTAGACGTAGGGTCAGTAAAAAAGATATTTGGTCATCTTTTATGACTCATGCGTATGATGGTAATGAATTAGAAATGATTGTTATTCCACATAAGGATGATTTTACCCTTGGAGCTAGATATAGAGATGGGGAGCATTCTATTGGATTAGAAAGAGGAGAAGATACATATAGTGCCGATGAAAGAGTAAGCAATCGTGGTTTAGTTATTTCAAATCGATTCAGTCCAAGATCCCTGGAAGGTTCTGAGTATAGAGAACATTTGCGGATAATAGAAGCAGAAAAGAAAGATTTAGAAGGTATTGATAAAGCTGAGAAGGATGAACAAGAATCTAAGAAACCAATTATTATTGATGATGCTGAGAATGCAGACTGGATTAAAGAAGTACGTAAGAAACTAGAAGAGAAAAAGACTAATAATCTTTCTAAGCTTTTAGTTCTTGAAACGGCTTTAGAGTATCTAGCTAAAGTCGAATCTGGTAAGCGTGAATATCTAGCTCCCGGTGAGAAGGCTCCTGAAGGTCTTAAAGAGTACCCAGGAAGTAGACCAGGAGTTAGGTATTATGTGCCGGGGGAGTCAAAATCAAAACAAGAATTCCCTTCTATGCACACCATATCTTCTCCAGAACTTCCTGTAGAGGAACGAGAGGTAGAAGCTGTATCTCCAGGTGATTGGGATTCCTTTGAGAGACGGCTTCGTGTAAGAGAGGAGGAGGAGACTGCTCGTCAGAAAAGTGGAACATCATTCGAGGATGAGTCTAGAAAACAATTTGAAGCTATGGCTACAGATTTAGAAGAGGTATTATCTTCTATAAATCCAGAACATAAACAATTTTTAGGTACCCCTTTCGATGATTCAAAGTTAATAGGTGACAATTTAGAGTATGTTGCCTTTACTGACGGTAGTTTTGAAGGCTCGATTACGCCTTCTGGTGCAGGTATCCATTCTGAATTCAATTGGACTACGTTTATAGATGGTAAACCTTTTATTTATAAAGTCGTATCAGGTGAAAATAGGGCTGAACATTTATCTTACTCGATAGATAGAGCATTGGGTTTGAATGTTGTTCCATACATTAAACCTTATAATATGGATATAGATACATTACATAAAGCTTTTCAAAAATCGCAGAAAGAACCTATTGTAAATAGAATTATATCTACGGTTGTTGGTCAGAGCGGTAGACCGCCTCATTTATTTTCAGCCTATATTATGGGCGAATTAGAAGACAGGTTTGCTGGTCAGGGATGGGAAAATCCAGCCGCAGCTGGACATTTTATGGAATTTTGTGAAAATTGTCTTGGGGGTGAAGAAGCTGCGGAGGGTGTCGCTGACATGTTGACTACTAAAGAAGGTAGAGAAGAATTTTTTAAACTTATGTTATTAGATTTTATATCTGGTAATGATGATAGACATTCAGGTAACTGGTTGGTCACTAAAGATAAAAAAGTTTTAGCTATTGATAATGGTTATGCGGGGAATGGTAGATTAGGTCCGCTGGATCAAACTCTTGATATAGATGTGGGAAAAGTTAGTTATTCTATGAAATTAGGTTTTGGTTGGAGAGTTCAAGATGCGCTTACAGCTCATCTTATGGATTTAGATTTAGATGATAATGAGATACAAGAGTATATGACTAGACTTCAAAATCCAGAGACGTTAGGAGACGAAGCAGATAACATATTTGATAAATATTATGATCTTGAGAAAATTCAAAAAGCAATAGACCCGATTAATTGGGCTGCAGAATCTTTTTGGGATAACGATGATGAGGCAAGGGAAGCTTTTAAAAAGTATGCAGTTCCATTCATGAGAAGAGGTATGGTTGGAGACTTCGAAGGAAATACTCCAACCCAGTTAGGCCGAGATCGATGGGCAAGTGCAAGGGCAAGGGTAGAGAGTTCTAATAGATTAGACCAAGAACAAATAAATGCGATAAGAGAGAGGCTGGATGTTTCACCTCCTGAGGCTGAAGGATTTTTAAGTCGTATTCGTAATTGGATAAGATTAGGTGGCCCAGAGCCTGAAAGTGCTCCTCCATCTTCCCCCGAATTTCAGCCTGAATTTGAAGGCGACACTCCTCCCTCACAGCGAGGTGGGCCACAACAAGGGCGTAGAGGACGAAGTTAATGGCAGTTGTAACTATATATAATCAAGGAAATTTGGAATATGTAGTTCTTCCTAGTCGTGAGGTATTATCCAAATACCCTGATGACATTGCTTTATCTATACATAAGGCAGAACAATCGTCTTTTTGGCATGATAAAAAGAGAAAACAGTTTCTTCAAGCAGAAGGCGCACAATTTTTTAAGCGTAATGCTGATAAATTAGATACATCTTTTAGTATGGAAGATTCTAATGGAAAGATGTCGGAGGGCTTCTTTCTATATCTAGCCTATCGTCGTTTTCAGAATCAACAAGTTCAGGCACATTTTATCAATGATGATGAAGTTGATAATCTATTAAAGCCTGATGATACTGCTAAAAAAGGTGATGATTTATCTAAATTATTAATTCTTGAAAAAGCTTTAGAGTATTTAGTTAAAGCACGTCAATATGTAAAAAAGAGAGGGGATGCTCCTGAAGGTGTAGAAGTACGTGTTGGTTCTAGGGGTGGACTCTCCTATGATTCTGACCAGGTTAAGGATAAAGTACTACGGGAAGAAATGCCTAGTGGAATACGAGAAGTAGAGGCTGTTCAGGCTGATCCTTTAGTAGAGGATGATAGTGACGAAGATGAATTAGTAGAAGGTAAGGTTGAGGATTCGGTTTTCATAAAGCAGATGGCTGCTCAAGGCTTTTTTGCTGTTAATCCTGACGATGAGGATGCAGATGATTATCTTGATTTTCTAGATAAAGTAGTTACTAAAGCAGAAAAGCAAAACATGATTGACGAAGAAGCTATTAAGCTTAGAGTGCCTGCCACTGAATTAGTACCGATTGCACCGAATCTTAAGATTGTGGATGAGGAAGGTACTGTAATTCAGATTACGACTACAGATGGACAGCTTCTTGCAGTTCAGAAGATTGATACCAGTAAAGATAATATAGATAAACAAACTGGTAAATTTATAAATCCAAGAGGTAAGCTTAATTTACACGTAAATCCTGAAGCTCCTAATGATGATTCTCTCGATTATGAAGATAATCACATTCAGTATTCCTATCAAGATGCTGAAAGAAATAAGAAGTCGGGATATAGTTTAAAATACGCTGAGTCTCAAGCTGCTGGTAAATTTGCTAAGGTTGCGAAATTAGTTAAAAAGATTCCAGCGATTAAGAAGGCCGTTAAAGCGGATTTTACTGACCCTGTGAGTGGCAGTAAGAAGCGTGGAATGCGGGTTAAATCTATTACAGAGTCTTCATTAGCTTTAGCTTTAGTTCTTAATACTGCTCGTCGTATTGGTGGTCCACTAGGAAAATCTTTGGTTACAGCTGATGGTAATGAAGGCCGTCCTAAAAAGTTAGATAAAGATGGCAATCCTATTAGAGTGCAAGTAGTCACATATGGTGTTTCTACCTTACAAGCTAGACATATTAAAGTTAGTAAGGGAGGACAAGTTTCTTTAGAGTTTATTGGTAAATCAGGTAAGACAAATTATGTAAATGTTACTGATAAAATGGTAGCTAGTGAACTTGTTCGCCGTCAAAAGACTCTAAAACCAAAAGATAAAGTTATTGGTGTTGGTCCAGGGACTGTAAATACTTATTTAAAATCTGTAGCAGGTAGCGAATTTAGTGCTAAGAATTTTCGTACTTATCAGGGAACATTATCTGCTGCTGAGATATTAAATAGTATTGAGAAGATTCCCTCTCATTTTGGAGATTATCCAAT